TCTAATGCTTTGTAGTTTCGTGCCCATGTGCCTGGATCAGTTTCAGCTATTTGAAGCTCTGATGCTCCTTCTTTTACTAATAGCATTAGTTGCTTTAGTTTATCTTGTTTCACGCCATCTAATGATTCGATTAGTTGATCGAGAGTCCAATCTTTATTATAGCCGTGAGTTACCAAGCCATATTGTTCTAATACACGAAGACTGTCATCTCTGTAAACAGCACCAACTGTGCCCTCAATAAAGTAATCTTTAATACAGTATTTAATGGCTTGTGCTTGGTTGCCTTTTCTAGTTTCCCAGTGAGCTTTAGCATTAAAGTTTTTAAGCTGAGGTAACTTAACACTATGAGTACACTCCAGATAACCTTGGTAGTGTATAGTGCCTTGTTCCCCCATTTCCTTATTAGCAATAAGGGTTTTGATGAAGGATGGAATAAGTTCTAATTCATTTTCATCAGGATTGTTAATAGTAAAACACCAGTTTCTTGAACCCATCGGAGAGGGAGCGAAGCGTAAGTAGGGATACAATAAAACCACATATAATAGGGTCAGCCGGTAGGGGTCCCCTTTAGGGGTATTCCGGATGACCAATGGAGTTGCCCCTGGGTGTATACCAAAACATACCCGCAGGGTTATGGGGAATGGGGGGGATAGTATTACCCCCCCATTCCCGAGAATTGAGAGAGCGAGAATTCTCTTAATTGGTTAATAATCATTTTAATTTTAACCAATCGATGCATAAGTGCATCAAAGGATATAATTGTCAGTGTAAGTGCAATAAGATGAAAAGAAAATTTAGCAATTATAGACGTAAGTTGAAGACCACATATGGAAAAAAAAGACGTAAGTATAGACAAAGATACCGATCAGGTAGATCAAGGTTTAGAAGACATATTATCGGAGCATTTCCTTCGAAGAAGAATGTCGTACTGCGATATGTGCAGGATTTTACTCTTAATGCTGGAGACGCATCAACAGCATCTAAGGTATTTAAGGTTAATAGTTTATTTGATCCTGACGCTTCTGTTGGTGGTCATCAACCTATGTATTTTGATCAATACAAATTAATTTATGCGAAGTATAAAGTTAATTATGCAAGTATAACGTTTATATGTACTGACAATAAAATAGTAAATACTGCTGCTACATTTAATGTGGATGGTACCACAACGAATAATCCACAGTATTATTCTTTAAATGAACGTGCTGTTCGTATGTTTATATTAAGAGAAGAAAACGATAATGATTATCCTACTTCAATGAATACATTGATAGAAGAAGGTAATCGTAACATGGTATGGAAATTTGCTCCTCAAAATACATCTGCAGCAATGCAGAAATTAAAGCTTAGATGTTGGCCTCACAAACAGTTACAGTTATCGTATAATGATGACGGATTACAAGCTTTAACATCAGCAGATCCGGATAAATTAGCATATTTTATATGCGGAATTGACGGTATGCCTGGATCTAATCCAGATTCTATGTACTTTCAAGTTATTATAACTTATCATTGTACATTTTTTAACCCAATAGTAAATCAATCACAAAATTAAGGATTTAGTATATTAAATATAGGAAAGTTTTCCTTAGTTAAATCAATAAAATCATCGTAATTTACTGCGTATAGTTTATCTCCTAGTTGTTTCATATATATATATAAATTTATTCTACGCTTAAGTGGTTCTAGACTTATAGATTCTTTGTACCACTGTGAAGGTGGATTGTTGGTGGTAATAACAATACGTTTAGACGTAAACTGTTTTTGACCACCTTTCGTTTCTACCATCATTGGATATCTATCACATATACGTAATAGAGTATCATACGGAAGCCACCCGTAGAATTCGTCGATTATAACGGTCTCTTCTCCTTCGTACCCATCCCACCAATTGGATCTCTGCTTCCAGTAAGCGTTCGGATAATTGTCGAAAGCGTATTTTGTCTTTCCGGTCCCTGTAGGTTCGTAGATCACAATAACCTCCATTTGGTGGTGTCTAGAAGTAGTTACTAATCGTTTATACCTTTCTAATGCTTTGTAGTTTCGTGCCCATGTGCCTGGATCAGTTTCAGCTATTTGAAGCTCTGATGCTCCTTCTTTTACTAATAGCATTAGTTGCTTTAGTTTATCTTGTTTCACGCCATCTA